CAACACCGCAAGACGGAGACGTGATGTACGTGTTTTCGTCGCAAGCCATCACATCGTTGACGTTGACGCCAGCGTCAGGGCAGACACGGCTCAACTTTCCGGCATCGTTTGAGCTCTCTGCTAACACCGCGCAATACATCACGTACAGTGCTCAATTATCCGGTTGGCTACATACGTGAGCATGCGCGCGGCGACAGGCGGCGCCAGGCGCGTTATAGTGACGACTTTCTTTTAAGGACAAACTTATGGCAAACGTTGCCCCCATGCTCGGCGCCATTTTTGGCATCAGCAAGACCCCAAAGGGTCAAGACAAGAAGCGCGCAAAGAAGTCAAAGGGCGAGAAGTCCGTGACCGAGCCGCAGCAGCAGCACGGTGAGCTGGCGTCGTACCAGGCCCCAAAGCCGATCCCCGACAAAAAGCTGATCAAGGAGAGCGCGAAGCACACGCTGCGCCGTGCGACTGAGGATTGGGTAGAGGGCAGGATCACGACGAAAGAGCACAAAGCCGTACACGAGCGAACGAAGCACGTCCTCTCGGGTAAGCACCCGCACGAGTTTCGCGGCATGAGCGGCGAGCGTTCGTTTAAGAAACTGCGATGATTATCGTCACACAGATCCGGATGGGGATGTGCTACTGTGGAATCAGGATGGATCGTTCATGGCGGTGACACATGATCACGCTACAGGGAAACCACGAGGCTGGATCTGCCGCAACTGCAACGTAATGTTGGGTCTGGCAAGAGACAGCGTCGACAGATTTTTAGATTTGGCCTCATACTTGGAGAAGAGTCATTCCACAGATCGGAAATAGGTACCTCCAGGGAACGAGCATCCTACCCTATGCAAATGTTAAGGCTTATCCAAACACGGATTTGTTCTTTGACTTGCAGTTCGTCGACCACACGAACACGCCGGTCGTACCGACGTCGATAGCGCTGGAGATCGACGACATATCGAGCGCAAGCGTTGCGATGGCGAACACGCCGATCACGCTGAACCCGGCTGGCGCGGTCGGGACCGTAGGGTCCCCGTTTACGTACCCGGCGTTCGCGTCCTCTATGTACCTCCAGGTGCTAGCGTCCGCGTGGCAGATGACGTTCCCCTACACTGGCTCACAGCTGTGCCAGGTCGGGATGCAGTTCACTGCCGTCGATACCGTGACCGGCCAGCCGTTCACATCGACGTCGATCATTGCGATCATTGAATTGTGCGCGCTCGCGACGGTGAGCGGGCTAGCGTATTGAACCCCTACGCTCACACCAGGCAATAAGAGCCAAAATGTTAGCGTCCTCGCCCGCCGTGAGCGAATTCTGGACAATGAGGCGGCCGTCTCGTCTAGAGAATCACGGCAACTTTTTAAATCGTATGTGAGGTACGTAATGGCGAAGATAGATTTTTCTCAGCGTCTGCTGGACGACCTGATAGCGGTGTCGCTCCTAGACAAGGCCGAGGGCGTAGTCAAACTCCCCGACTGGCAGCGCACGCTGCGCGGCGAAGTCGTCGCGGTCGGCCCTGGCCGGATGCTGCCGCTCGGCGAGCGCGCACCGATGGAGACTAAGGTCGGGGACGTGGTCACGTTCGCGGCGACCGCGGGCATGGATTCGGACTACGGGGTCGGCCAGAAGATCCGTCTGATGCGCGACACTGACGTGGACGCCATATGCAGCTGACACCAGAATTAGAGGATGTGAGGAATCGCGTGCGGGTGCTCCGTGACCGGGTGCTAGTGAAGCCGCTCCCGTTCGTGCACCCGACGTTACTGACGCCGGGCATTGAAATTCAGAAGGGTGTCGTCATCGCCGTAGGCTACGGCCGCCGCAAGCGACGCAAGGTTGAGTTTCGTCAGTCCCTGCTCACCTCGGGCAAAACACTATTTTTTGAGGACGGCGAGGAGACCGGTGAAATAGTTCCTATGGACATAGCGCCAGGGGACGTCATCGAGTTTTCGTTTAGGAACCTGACCATTGTTGATTTTGATCGTATAGGTTTTCCCGGTATCGGGGATCTTGTTTTTGTTTGGCGCCAATCGATCTACAGCGTCGACCCGGACGAGTCCCTGAACGAGTGCCTGCTCTGGCAGCAGTCAGCGGGCTACGACCGGCATGGTAACTATATGTCCGGAAGTGAAGATTGGCATCGCGCGTGAGCTACGCAGACAACCAGTACGGCAGCATGGCGAAGGCGAAGACGCCTGGCGCCCCGAAGCACCCATGGGGCAAGTGGCCCAAGATCGACCCCTCGACGGTGGCACCTCTCCGTGACGGGATACCGAACATGTACGACTACGTCCCGACACGGTTCGTGTCGAAGGACGAGGCGAAGGCGCGCGGCTGGAAACATTTCTGGACCGGTGAGATTTGCGTCACCGGGCATCGCGCCGCGCGCTACGTTTCAAACCCGAGCGAGTGCGTCGACTGCATGCGTATCGAGAAGGGGAAGCCGACGGTCTACGGTAAGGGTGTCCCCGAACTCGAAGAGGCGCGCCGCCGGAACTACACGCAGAAGAATACGCAGACTCTGGTCGGGCCACCGACACCGAGCCTCTCGGAAAAGAGATTCTTGGAGAAGTACGCGGAGCTGAAAGACTTCTCACTGGCCGCGGAAGCTGTCGGGCGCACTGACGCGGAGTTCCTGGCGATTCTTAGCTGGAACAAAACCTTCCGGGATGCGGTAAACCTCCTCGAAGAGAGCCTCGGCATCACCCGGACACCTCCCGTGACCGCGGAATTTGACTGGACCGAGGACAAAAAACGAGTTTTTTTGATTACGTACGCCAACACGGCCGACGTGAAGCAGGCGCTGCGCTCGGTCGGCGCCACAAATGTGCAATTTCAGACTGAGATCGGCAAAAATTCTGAATTTCAGCGTGATTTTGAGGACGCCGGCCTGATGGCGAAGGCTGTCTTTGATCACGCGGCCTCCGCGGCGGCGGTAAAGGGTGACGCGCGGATGCTGGGACGTGTCGCGGCGAACCTTTTCCCTGAAAAGTACGGCGAGAACCTAAAAATGGATCTCAACGTCAAGCAAACCCTCAACGCGGACCAGATAAATGCGCAAATTACCAACCTCCTATCAAGATTTGATAGACAGGGTCTACTCTCCGCTCCCGACGAGTTTGAAGGAGATGCTGTCGAGGCAGAGTACCGGGAAGCTGAACCTGACGGAGCAGACGAAGCTGCTGAACTGGCTGGAGCAGAGAGCGCAGACCCAGGACCAGACCCGAATAGTGACCTGGTTTCAGGACCCGAGTGACCACCCGTCCCTCAAGAATTGCCCCCTCGGGAGGAAACACTACCCGAAGCAGATGCAGTTCTTCGCGTCGGAGAAAACCGACGACGAGATCGCGCTATTCGGCGGCAACCGGACCGGGAAGACACACTGCGGGTGCTTTGCGGATGCTCTTCACCTCACCGGGCTTTACCCCGACTGGTGGCCGGGCCGACGCTACACGCACCCGATAGATATGTGGGTCGCGACGGACACCGCGAAGAACACGCGGGACATCTTGCAAGAAAAGTTTTGTGGGAAGCCTGGGCAGGAGCAGGCGTACGGCACCGGGATGATACCGGGAGATTTACTGGTCAGGAAAACGGTGAAGCACGGACTCGCAGACGCGTACGAATCAGTGTTCGTGCGACACGTCTCGGGCGGCGTGTCCACGCTGCAATTTAAGTCATACGACCAGGGTCGTGAGGCGTTCCAGGGAACTCGCCAGCACCGAATCCACCTCGACGAAGAGCCGAAGCTGGAGATATACACCGAGTGCCTGCTCCGTCTCATGAGCACGGTACCGGGTGAAGCGAATGGCACCCTGGTCCTGACCGAGACCCCGCTTCTGGGAGTCAGCGACCTGATGATCACGTTCATGCCTGACCTGTCGCCCGAGCCGGACGCGCAGCCGATGCAGGCGTGGCAGCTGGGTGAGCAAGAGGAGGAAGAGGAGCTGGTTGTCGATGAGTAGGGCAGCCATTTTCTTGGATATGGACGACGTACCGCACCTCGGCGAAAAAGAGAAGAAGCAGATCCTAGCGGGAGTACCCTCGTGGCAGCTGCAAGCGCGCAAGTCTGGTATCCCAGGGCACGGTGTCGGAGCGATATACCCTATTCCCGAGGACGTGATGTTGATCGAGCCCTTCGATATACCTGCGCACTGGCCGCGCTCGTATGGGATGGACCCGGGCTGGAACTGCACCGCGGTAATCTGGTTCGCGTGGGACATCGACAACGGGTTCAGAGACTCCGCCGGCACCACACGGTACCCGGCAGTAGCGTACGACGAATACTACCGCGGCCAGGCGGACCCCGCCGTGCACGTCGCGGCGATCAACCGCCGCGGTCCGTGGATTCACGGCGTCATCGACCCCGCCGCACAGAAGGCGCGCGGCACGGACGGTGAGCTGCTAATTGATACCTACTGCCGGCTCGGGCTCAAGGTCAGCAAGGCAGACAACACTGTAGTCACCGGGCTGGTGCAGACCTGGGACATGCTTTCGACGCAGCAGCTGCGGATCTTCAATACGCTACACAACTGGCGAAAAGAAGTCCGGCTTTATAGGCGCGACGAAAAAGGAAACATTATAAAAAAGAATGATCATTTAATGGACGCTACCAGGTACAACGTCATGAGCGGGTTCGATGTGGCGAAGGCGCCCCCGGAGAGTGCGGGCGGACTCCCCTGGTTTTCGTGGTCCCCTGAGATGGCGACGCACGGTGGCGTATGGAGTGGGTGAAGCCCATTGATGAGGTGGAGGCAGACTTCCGCCGCCGGGGAGTGTTCTTGCTGGTTGATGTCTGCGGCAAGAAACTGAGGTTTTTCGGATACAAGAAAGACACCGTCGAGATCAATCAGATGATCGACTCGTTACGCGGTAGAAGCCACGAGATGGTGAATTTCTTGATTAAGCGCGCGAATAGCAAGGGGTGAGACCAACATGAGCGTTACATTGAAATTGCAGCACGAGGAAGGGCTCCGGCTGCGTCAGCAGTCAGCCCACAAGATCGAGCACAAGGACGAGAAAACCGGTGCGGTGTCTACCTCCACCGAGTGGCGCTTCATCAAGCGCCCGGGCTCGGACGGCAAGATCACCGAGGAGTGCTCCCAGGACGAGGACCCGCGCCGCGTCGACTCTCACGGCCGGAAGCTGCAGCTGGGCACATACACTTTACACATCACCGCCGGCATGAACAACCTAGTGATCGAGCGGAAAGGAAAGGTAGCACCATACAGCTTCAAAAACCCTGCGATCCGGAACCAGGTCCGCGTGCAGCACCAGGTGCTGCTCCCGAGCGGGCGGAAGACGAAGGACGGGAAGGAAGTGCACGAATGGAAGAACGACGGACCCCCGAAGTACGTCCCTGCGAACACTTTCGACGGTGTCTACGTTGGTGAAGGTCAGCGCGCTGTGCTCGATGAGATGCCGACGTAATGACGGGCAACAGCTCGGATAACTGGGATTTAATCGGAGACGTGCCGGGCGAGCGCGGCCGTCTCCCCAATTCGCCTGGGTTCGAGATCGAGGACGAGGGCGCGCTCATGTCGCGCATCAAAAACTTCTACGATGAAGGTGTAGGCGCCTGGGAAGAGAACCGGCGGATGCACTCGGAAGACTTGAACTTCATCTACAACGCCGAGGCGCAAGGCCAGTGGGACCCGGTGGTTTTGCAGAACCGTCGCGGGAAACCCTGCTACACTTTCAACCGGTGCCTGCAGCCGGTGAACATGGTGGTCGCCGACATGCGCCAGACGCGCCCCGCCGGCAAGGTACGCCCAGCGTCCGACGGCGCCTCGGAGGCGGTCGCCGATATTTTCGCCGGCCTCTGCCGCTCCATCGAGCAGGCTAGCCGAGCGGATCAGATATACAAAGAGCAGTTTAAGTTTGCGGTGGCTGGCGGCTTCGGCGCGTGGCGGATCATGCCGACCTACATGCAGGATGATGGCAAGGGCGCTTTCTCGCAGGTGCTACGGGTCATCAACATCGCGAACCCGCAGACGGTGATATGGGACCCGCAGTGCGCCGACGCGTGCGCGGGCGACGCGAACCGCTGCATCGTAGCGGAGCGGATCTCCGACGACGTCTACGACAACCTGTACGGACGCGGCGAGAACGCCCGCGGGAACCGCTCCAGCTTCAACGTCTCCCGCGACAGTTACGGGTGGTTCACCGACAAAGAGGTCCGCATCGCCGAGTATTTTGAGCGCGTCCCGCGTGAGAAGTGGATCGCGCAGATGACTGACGGTAGCGTCGTCGAATACGACGCCGACCTCCGCGCCACCGAGGCGCACCTCGAAGAGAAAGGGCTCGATGAGTCGCGCGGCGTCGTCCGAATCGCCAGGAACAAGAAGACCGGCGAGAAGATGATCCGCAAGACCATCAAGTGGCAAGTGATGTGGGTCAAGGTAGACGGCTCGAACGTGCTCGAAGGTCCGTATTACTACGATTGGAAACGCATCCCGGTCGTTCGCTGCCCCGGCCGCTACATCAACATCGAGGGCCGCAAGAAGTTCCAGTCGCTGGTGCGCCACTCGAAGGACGCGCAGCGCAGCTACAACTCCAGGGCTTCGGACATGATCGAGCGTAGTGCTCTCTTGCCGAAGGCCCCGTACCTAGTAACCGAGGCGATGATCAAGGGCTACGAGAACGAGTGGAACCAGGCGAACGTCGCCTCCCGCCCGTACCTGCCCTACAACGTCGACAAGAACGCGGAGGGTGGTATGCCCTTCCGTACACCGCCACTGGATCTCCCGCAGGGGGCTATGGCGCTCGCGCAGATGTCGATCCAGGACATTCAGGCTACCATCGGGTACTTTGATCCCGCTCTCGGCAACGCCGAGGACATGAACCGCGTGTCCGGAAAGGCGCTCGTGCAGCACACGAAGCGGTCCGACCTCGGCAGCTTTGAGTTTATCGACGGCTTCAGTTCCGCGCTGCAGCTTAGCTGGGAAATGATGGTCGACATGATTCCGACCGTGATGGATACGGAACAGGTTGTCCGCATCATCGGCCAGGATGGCGTCGAGAAGATGGTGGAGATCAACAAAGAGCACCACCTGACTGGCGATATCATGAACGACCTCTCCGAGGGGTCGTACGACGTCGAGGTGGTGATCGGGCCCAGCTTCCAGTCTGCCCGCCAGGAGGCGCTCGACACCCTGATCTCGTTCGCTGAGGCGATGCCGAGCGCGGCCCCGGTCATCCAGGACCTGATCGCGAAGAACATCGACTCCCCGGACGCGCAGGAGATGGCGAACAGGCTACGGATACCGCTTATCCAGCAGGGTATCGTCCAGCCCAACGAGAAAGAGAAGGCCGCTGGGGTTGGCAACAAGAAGAGCCAACAGCAGCAGCTGCAGGAGCAACAGCAGCAGCTTGAGATGCAGCTGCTTCAAGGTAAGACGCAGAAGATGGCCGCGGACGCGCAGATCGCGCAGTCGCGGGCGCAGGCGAGCCCTATTGAGCAGCAGAAAGTTCAGTTTGAGACCGCCGGAAAGCACCTCGCGAACATCAAGCTGGCGCATGAGATCGGCGCAGACCAGCAGCAACAGCAGACCGACGCGCAGTCCGCGCAGATGGACCTCGCCGCGAAGCACGTCGGGAACATGCAGGACCTGACGCATCAGGCGCAGCAGCACCAGCAAGACCAGCAGCAGGCTATGGCGCAGATCACGAACGCGGAACGCCTGAAGCACGCGCAGGCTATCATGGAAGCGGATCGGGCGCAGAAGCAGCATGAGCTGGAGATGACCCGCGCCGCGCAAGCGCATGAGGCTGAGATGGAGCGCCAGCGGCAGAAGCATGCGCTCAACCTGCAGCACACGAAGGAGTTGAACGAGCAGAAGGTTGCCGCCGCTAAGGCGCTGGCCGCTGCAAAACCGAAGAAGCCTAAGAAGGCTGATTGATTTTTGATGTCTGGTGGGACCGCCTCGCGACGGCGTACGTCGTGTAATTAGGAGACAACGCAATGGGTTTTTCACGAGAAGATTTGGAAAAATACGAGAAGCAGCCGCAAAAACAGGTAGACGACAAAGTCAACCCGTTCCGTGGCGCTACACCGGCCCGCGCCGCCGACCCGGCAGCTATCGCTGCGGTCGCCGCCGGCCAGTCTGTTGATGCGACCCAAGGCGACACCGCCCAGGGCGAAACGTCAGTCGACGATGATACCCCAATCGTTGACGAGGACGGAACACTCGGCGACCCGACCGATTCGGGTGAGGGGACTTCGGACGAAGACGCGGACTCGTCCACCGCATCCGCCGATCTCAGCGGCGAATCGGAACCCAACAAGGACTTGGTTGGCGAGCAAGAGGAAGAGGAACCTCGCGCTCGGCCAGCACCCAAGAAGGGGTCTGCTGAGGAACGCATAGTAGAGCTGAACGATCTGCTCGAAGGCACAAAGATATTTGGCAAGCACATGCAGACCCAGCTCCAAGACGCACTCGCGGAGCTGGAGCGGTTGAAAGGCGGCGGAAAACCTACCGCTGCACAGACCGCTGCTGCAGCTGCTCCTCCCGTTGAAGACGAGCCGATGCCGGACCTTGCTGATCCGGATATCGCTTTCGACAACGACAAGTATCGTGCCAAGATGCAGAAGTGGTCACGGGATCAGGCGCGCATCGCTGCGCGTGAAATCATTCGTGAGGCCACGGGTGCAGATGAAGCGGCAAAGCGCCGCGCTGCATTCGAGCGCAATGTGGAAGAGTTCGCTAAAACCGTACCCGACTACAAGGCGGTCGTCACCAACAACCCGGTACTGGCTCAGAACCAGCTCGGGCCTGACGCTGGTGCCGCGGTCGTACAATCCGAGTACGCCGGACGCTTGCTGTATAAGTTTGGGAAGGATGCTGCGCTAGCCATCAGAACGGCGAAGCAGTCCCCAGCCCAGCAGCTTATCACCATCGGCCGGATGATTGCGGAGTGTGAAAACGAAGATCGCGTGAACAAGGGCAAAGGCAACGGCTCGAAGTCCTCTGCGCAAGCAGGACAAACGAAGTCCATCACCAAGGCGCCTCCTCCCCCGACCCCCACCAGGGCGGCCGGGCGTGCACAATCTCGCGACGTCGTCGACCCAAACATGTCGATGGAAGAGTTTGCGAGACTGCACCGGGGAAGCAAACAATCGGCCCGCGACCAACATCGGAAGATGCGCGGGCTGAACTAAAATATCGGAAGGTATAAATGGCAAATTCACTCATCACCGCTCAATGGGTTGCACGGAAGGCTCTCGTCCTCCTGCACGCAAAGAGCAACTTCACGGGTCGCACGAACCGTGACTATCAGAGCCTGCTGCCCGGCCCCATCAATGGGGTCATCTTGGGTCAACAGCTCTCCATCCGTCTCCCGTTCCAGTACACTCTCCGTACCGGTCCGCAGATGAACGCACAGAACTCGGTTCAGCGTTTCGCTACGTTGCTGGTCAACCAGCAGCTCGGCGTCGACATCAACTTCACCTCGGTGGAGCGCGCGATGTTGCTGAACAATTTCGAGGAGCAGGTGCTGGAACCCGCGATGGCGCGACTCGCGGCCGGCATCGAGAACTTCACCACGGGCCAAGTCAACAACGTCCCGAAGTTCACGGGCGCCTTCAACACCACCGCGACCTACGACCAACTGCTCCAGAACGAGCAGTACCTGACGGAAGCACTGGCGCCGGAAGACGACCGCCGGACCTTCACCGCGACCCCGCAAACTTCGCGGTACTTCGTGCGTGACAACAAGGGGTTGTTCAATCCCGAGTCGACGATCTCCGACCAGTGGCTCGAAGGCGTCATCGCCGACAAGGCCGCTGGCTACGTCTGCTTCCGTAACACGAAGCTGCCGACGCACGTTATCGGAACCTTCGGCACCACCTCCGTCCCCGTTGTGAACGGCGCCGGACAATCGAACCCGGGCGCGGGCAACGCGTTCGTTTCTACGTTCACGCTCAACACGAACGGCTGGCAGTCGGGTGTTACTACCCTGAACGCTGGCGACGTAATCAGCATCGCGGGCGTGAACGAAGTCGACCCCGAGACGAAGGCGTCCCTGGGCCGCCCCAAGCAGTTCGTCGTGACCGCAACCATCAGCGACACCGCTGGCGCGATCTCGATCCCGATTGCTCCGGGTATCATCACCGGCGGCGCCTACCAGAACGTGGACAACGTCCCGGCCACGGGTGCGGCTATCAGCGTATTCGGCCAGAGCGGCTCCGCTGCCCTCAGCGCACTCAACGGCGCGCTGATCAAGCAGTCGCTCGGCTGGTACCGGGACGCGATTGTGTTTGCGAACCCCCCGATGCTCGACCTCAGCCCCCTCGTCAAGATGACGGCTGCCGAGAGTTTTGAAGGGTACAACATCCGCTTCGCGCAACAGTGGGACCCGTCCAACGACGTGCTCCCGGCTCGCCTCGACTCCATTGTCGGCGCCGTGCTCGCTTACCCCGAGCTGGCTGTCCGGAACATCGAAGTCGCGTCGGCTGCCTAACCCATAGGAATATAGAAAATGGCTAACATTCAAGTTGGATATGGGCACGGTGACGTTGTCGGCGTTCCGTTCGATTTCTACGCGGGCGCCACGCTCGTCACGGGATCGACGATTACGATGCAGACCGCCATCCTGGTGCTCAACCCGGCTGGTGCCGTTTCGTTGACGATCAATCTGCCGCTGAACCCGGTGGATGGCGCGTATGCTGAAATCACAAACGTGTCTGGTTTCGTCGTCACCCTGACGGCGGTCAACGCGAACACTGGCGACGTAATCGTCGGTGCGGCTACTCCGGCTACCCTGCCGGCAGCCACGCAGACACCGCTGGTAACCACGTCGATCAAGTATCGCTACTCGTTGAACGGCTTCCAGCCGGCCAGCGGTGCGGCGGTCAACCCCCGTTCGTGGTTGCGAGTGCAATAAGAAAAAATTCGCCGCCGCCCTCACCCGGTAGGCGATAACGGAGAACGTCCTCCTATTTAAGTTAGACGCGACAGCTCGGAGAGACGGCACTGAATTTCACAAGGGGCGCGAGTGGCAACCACCAACCAGGCTATCATCACCGAAGCATTCCAGAAGCTGGGCGTTGTACGCGAGGGCCGTGCACCTACGGCCACGCAGTCCGCCAACGGTATGACAATCCTGAACGATAACCTCCTCACGAATATGCGTGATGGCTGGGGAAACATCGGCTGGTACCCGCAGACTGTTGCGCAGCTCAACAGCATCGCGCCCCTCAAAGACGAAGACATCGGCGACATCAAGTGGTGCCTCGCCGGCTGGATCTCGCCTGCGTACGGTATCACGATCCCGCCCTCACCGGACCCGGAGAACGGGTACGACCTTGGCGCGCAGATTTTTCGGGCGAACCGGCGGCTTACGAAGCGATATCTCAGGTACACCGAGTCTGATCTCGGTGAACTCTCCCGAGCCAACGGGGGTTTGTGGGGCGGCAGTTATTGGTTCTGATTGAATGCCGGCCCAACCGTACACGATACCGCTCCCGCTCGCTTCCTACCAGCTCGCCGACTTGCGGGCTGCGTCGAAGCGTCTGATCGGGTGCTACCCGGAGCCCGCGGAGCAGACGGAGCCGGACGATATGAAGTCCCAGCAGCCGGCGGTGCTCCGGCGGTGGCCGGGTATCTCGACCTTCACACCGGCCGGGTTCACGAACCCAGTCCGCGGCATCTGGGAGATGGCTGGCGTCGTCTACGTAGTCATCGGGTTTGACCTGTACACCCTGAGCGCCGCGGGCGCCCTCACGCTGGTGCCTGGATCGAACAGCAGCATCATCGGGAACGGATTCGTCCGTATGACGGACAACGGGGCCTGCCTCGTGATCCTGGTTCCGGGTACCGACACCTGCTACACCTACACACCCTTCACGGGTGGGGGTGGACTGCAGCAGCTGGCGAGCACATTTTTCTTGAACCTTGGCGGCGCGATTGACTGCTGGTACGTCGATACCTACATCGTGTTCCTCGCGAACAACAACGAGGGTAACGGCTCGTACACGTTCTTCAACGATGATGGGCGACAGGTTTCTGGGAACGCGCAGATCACTTTCACGACGGCGGCGTCCTTCAATAGGCAGTTCGGTACCGACCCATTCTACGGGATGTGTGTCGACCACCGTGAGGTGCTAATGTTCGGCTCCCGCTCCTCGGAGGGCTTCGTGAACACCGGTAACGCGACCGGGTCACCCTTCAGCGCGGCATCTGACACCTACATGCCGTACGGTGTGCACCCCCAGTGCCCCTACAGCATCGCGAACCAAGACAACTCAATCATGTGGGTCTGCAACGACCTTACCGTACGCCGCCGGAACGGCCAGACACCGGTACGGATCTCGACGGCTGGTGTGGAGCTGGTGCTCTCGAACGCGGAGAAGAGTGGCCTCCTGGCTGGCACCTACGCCGTCGCCTCACCCGCCGGGTGCCCCACCTGGTCAGGGCACCCGTTTTATATCCTGACGATTCCGCTCGCGGAACGGACCCTGGTCTACGATTGCTTGACACAGCAGTGGTTCGATCTCGTGTCGGTCCTGAACGGTCAGGAGGTGCAGTACCGGGCGCTCGCGTACCTGAACGCCTTCGGTAAGCAGCTGGTGGGTGACTCTGAGAGCGGCACCATAGGGTACTTAGACGACACCGTACAGACAGAGTTCGGGAACTCGAACGCGCCCGTGGTGTGCGCCTTCACGACGATGCCTATCTACAACGCAAACAACCGCCAGACCGTGCGACGCGTTGAGGCGGTCGTCACCGCGGGAGCGGGCTCTACACCAGGCGCCGCCCCTCGGATAACGCTACTGCTCTCGGACAACTGGGGGCAAACCTTCGACTCCTCGGGCGACGACTCGCAGACGCTTGGCCTCCCTGGTGACACAGACAACCGCGCGATCTGGTGGAACCTCGGGCAGCACTATAGCCTCGTGTGCCAGTTCCGTGTGACGGACGCCTCCACCACCTTCACGGTAGACGTGCAGGCGATGGTCGAGCCCTGTAAGTGGTAAAATGACTATATCGCTCGCATCGAAGCCGGGGCTGACGGGGGCGACCGCGCTTTCGATCCCGAAGGATTGGAACCCGACCTGGTTCCGCAACTTCATCAACAACATGCTGAAGGGTGCGGACGTTCGTAACGCGGAGGGTGTGAACGGGATCGTGGTGAGCGGCACCATAGCGTCACCGTACGCGACGATTGGTTTCGGCGCCCCGGTCACGATCCCCGGAGCCGCCAGCGGCGCCTCGCTGACTATTGCGGGAGCTAGTCCGCTGTCGCTCCCGAACGTAACCGTCACCACCACATCCCCAGTCGCTGGTGGCGCTGGGGCGCTCCCGGCAACCCCGGCGGGGTACATGGCGATTACTATAGCGGGCGTCGCGCGGCGAATCCCGTTCTACACTTAAGCAGCGAGGTGAGCAACATGACAGACGAGCAACAGAGTTTGGCGCAGCACATCGCTGACGCATTGAAAGACCACCCCGGCCCCGCCGAGGTGCACATCAACCCGACGGTGACCCCGCCGATCCCCGAACACATCGCAAAGAACATCTTGGAGTTTCTGCGGCGCGTTCAATCAACTGGCATGGAGGCTGTGGCGTGGGTGGAAGCCTACCAGTACGTGCAGCAGCACGTCCCACAGACACCTCCAAAATGAGAGACAGATGAGCATGTTTAAGTGGACGATGGAGTCAGTGATCGCAGGTGTAGCAGTAGTCGGTAGCGCCGTAGGGGGGATCTACTCGACCAGCTACCACTGGGGTACCGTAAACCAGCAGATAGACGAACTGCGAGCGAAGACGTTGCAAACAGATATCCATATATCGAAGCACGACGACCAGCTGCAGAATATCCAGCAACAGAACGCTGCCCTGAAGCAGTC